CCACCAACCTGACGTCACCAGCAGTCACCACCAGCCTCACAACGCCATCCACCACCTTTGCCTTGGTCAACACCACGGCAACCACAGTCAACCTAGCTGGCGCAGCTACAGCCGTAAACATTGGTGCTGCCACAGGCACTGCCACTGTTAACAACACCACCTTGGCGGCAAAGGCTATCACCGCCAGCACCACGTTGGCGGTGACAGGCATCTCCACACTGACAGGTGCAGTTGGCGCACCCGGTGGTGTGACAGGCCCAATCACATCAAGTTCTGCAACCATCACTGGCGGCAGCATTACAGGCATCACTGACTTGGCAGTGGCTGACGGTGGGACAGGCGCATCAACAGCAGCCGCAGCACTTAACAACCTGCTGCCATCACAGACATCTGCCGCCAACAAGTATTTGCAGTCCGATGGCACCAACGCAAACTGGGATGCAGTCACAGTCTCAACTGCTGACATCACAGGCACATTACCAATTGCCAATGGCGGTACAGGCCAGACCAGCTTTACCGATGGTCAACTGCTCATTGGCAACAGCACAGGCAACACGCTGACACCCGCAACACTCACTGCTGGCTCTGGTGTGACCATTACCAATGGCAGCGGTGCCATTACCGTTGCCTTCTCTGGTCCAGGCGCTGGCTCAGTCACCAGCGTGGATGTATCTGGTGGCACAACAGGCTTGACCACAAGCGGTGGTCCTATCACTGCCTCTGGAACCATTACCTTGGCAGGAACACTGGCAGTTGCTAACGGTGGTACGGGAGTTACCACCAGCACAGGCTCTGGCAACAATGTATTGTCAACTTCACCCACCCTGGTCACGCCTTTGCTTGGCACTCCAACCAGCGGAGTCGCAACCAACCTGACAGGCTTACCTCTCACGACAGGCGTCACTGGCACACTTCCAATTGCCAATGGCGGGACAGGACAAACCACTCTAGCAGCGGCTAATATTCCTGTTCTAAATGCTGCCAATACCTTTACAGGCACCCAGACATTCAGCGGAACATCATCAGCACTAGCGATGATCTTGAACGACACGGCAGAGGTAGCAACCGTATCAGCAACAGCAGCCACTGGCACGATTAACTACGATGTCACCACACAGTCTGTCCAGTATTACACCAGCAACGCATCAGCAAACTGGACAGTGAACTTCAGAGCGTCCAGCGGTACATCGTTGAACACTGCCCTGACTACGGGGCAGTCTGTGACTGTGGCTTTCTTGGTCACGCAAGGTGCTACTGCCTACTACAACAATGTGGTTCAGGTAGATGGCACAACAGTGACTCCCAAGTATCAAGGCGGTACAGCACCAGCGGCTGGTAACGCAAGTTCGGTCGACGTCTATATGTACACCATCGTGAAGACGGGCAGTGCGGCATTCACTGTCTTTGCCTCACAGACCAAGTTTGCTTAAAGGACAACCATGCCATTAGTACAAACAAGGGGTGCGGCATCAGCCCAAGGCTTTGGTGAGTTTGCACAGGTAACTGCTGCCAACTACATTGAGGATGTGTTCTCTTGCTTTCTTTTTACAGGCACAGGCTCAAATCAAACAATTACAAACAACATTGATCTGTCTACCAAGGGTGGCTTAGTTTGGACAAAGTGCAGAAGCAACGACCAAACTCATAACTTAATTGATACTGTGCGTGGCGGGGATGTGTCGCTTAACTCAGCAAGTACAGGTGCAAATGACTTCGGTGGTGGGCAAGGCGCTCAATCTTTTACATCTACGGGATTTGTTACTGGTGGATTTTCGGCACGAACTTACGCCTCATGGACATTCCGAGAGCAGCCAAAGTTTTTTGATGTTGTGACTTGGAGTCCAGATGGAAGTGGTAACGCTACAGTGGCGCATTCTTTAAATTCAGTTCCGGGATGTGTATTTATTAAAAAAGTAAGCGCGACCAGTGATTGGCAGGTTTATCACAGAAGTTTGGCTACAAACAATGGTTTGTATTTAAATACAACAGATGCCGCACAAAACTTTGGAACTTGGATTAGTGTTAGTTCAACACAATTAAGTATGTCAGGATATTCCGCTGGCACATACATTGCCTACCTCTTTGCCCATGACGCAGGCGGCTTTGGCCTGACGGGTACAGACAATGTGATTTCGTGTGGGTTAGCCACTGTTGCTTCCGCAGATGCGGTTGTTACTTTAGGGTGGGAACCGCAATATGTTTTGTATAAACAATCTGACGGTGTTGGAGCATGGACAGATGTCGACTCTATGCGTGGTCTTACCGTTAATCAAGTTGCCAACAACTCAAGAGTTTTATTTGCAAACAACAGCAACGCAGAAGAAACAAACAATGGCCCTGCTCTTACGGCAACAGGATTTATTCTTCCTTATGTAAGTGGAAATTCTCATGGAAATGGAGCCTACATCTACATAGCCATACGCCGTGGCCCGATGAAAGTGCCTACGCTGGGGACGAGTGTGTTTACACCGATTGCTAGGACAGGGACTGGTGCTACGGCTACTGTGACAGGGGGTGGTTTTGCAACGGATTTAGCTTTGTTCTCTAGCCGCAATCGTGCTACCAGTGAATTTTTTGTTTTTGTTGATAGGTTGCGTGGTAGAGACGCAAACCTTGGGGCAGCATACGCAGATGTTGAATATGCGTACACAAACGCAGTTACTGGTCTAGATGTTATGGATGGCTTTAAATTGGGAGCCGATACAAACAGAGTTGTTAACTTTAGCGGATATACCTATATCAACTACTTCTTCCGCCGTGCCCCCGGCTTCTTTGATGAAGTTTGCTATACGGGGACGGGAAGTAACACAACATTTACACACAACCTTGGCGTTGTTCCTGAATTAATACTTGTTAAACGTAGAGATACCACTGGCGCATGGGACAGTTATTGTTCTGCACTTGCAAATACAGAGTATGTTGTTTTAAATACAACTGCGGCTAAAGCAACGGGTGCAACAAGATGGAATAGCACAACACCAACATCTTCTGTTTTTAGTGTTGGTACAAGCACCACAACAAATGCTTCCGCTGGAACCTATGTTGCCTACCTCTTTGCAACACTCGCTGGTGTTTCCAAAGTAGGCAGCTACACAGGCAACGGCACAACCCAGACCATCAACTGCGGCTTCACAGGCGGGGCAAGGTTCGTTCTTATCAAGCGCACCGACTCAACGGGTGATTGGATGGTGTCAGATTCAGCACGAGGGATTGTTTCTGGGAATGACCCATACCTTGAGTTGAATAACACAAATGCAGAAGTCACTGGCGAAGATTGGTTAGACACAGACAGCACAGGATTTGTTGTTAACGAAGTCTCTGGTTCTAATGCCAACACCAGCAGCGCAACCTACATCTTCTTGGCAATCGCATAGGGAACAATCATGCAAATACGTTTACAAACAGGCGCGGTAATGTACGAGGCAGAGTTTCGTGCATACCAAAAAGCCAATGGTGGCCCAGCTTGGGACACAACAACAACCGAGGTCTTGACAGCACTAGGTGCTGATGTAGTCTTTGAAGGCCCACAAGCGACTGGCGGGACGGTCTACCAATTCAGCCAAGCGGCTGGTGTCGAGCAGATTAATGGCAAGTGGTACACCAAGTACATCCTTGGCCCTGTTTTCACTGATGGCGAGACAACTGCTGCCGAGCAAGAGGCTGCTTACAAGGCCAGCAAGGACGCAGAGCAAGCCAAGGCGGTACGCACCAGCCGGGATGACAAGCTGACTGAGACTGATTGGCGGTTTCGCAGTGATATGACACCTTCACAGGCGTGGAAAGATTACTGCCAAGCCTTGCGAGACATCCCAGCACAGGCTGGATTCCCTTGGACCGTTACTTGGCCTGACGCACCATGAGCGAACTAGACATCCGATTGACGAGCCACGAGGCCGTTTGTGCAGAACGGTATGCACAGATCAATGCAAGGCTCAAGCGGCTCGAAGGCGTGATCATGAAGACCACGGGCGTCTTGATCGTCTCCATGTCAGCCATCGTTTACGCATCTCTGACGCTGGGCAGATGAAGTGGACTTCTTCGACGTCCTCGCAAAAGCCTGGCCCATACTGCTGGCGCTGATCACCTTGATTATCGTCTTGGCAAAGTTGGACCTGCGGGTAGCTGTCTTGGAGGACAAGATCAAAACGCTATTTGAAATGTGGAACAGGCGGGACAAATGATTGATCCGCTAACCGCATTCGCTGTAGCTCAAGGAGCCATAAAAGGCATTCAAGCTGCCATCAAGATGGGCAAGGACATCAATGGCATCAGCGGCGACTTGATGAAGTTCTTCGAGGCGAAGGACGTTATCGCCAAAGAGTCAGTCAAGAAGCCAAAGGGCTTTGGCAAGAGTGATACGGCGGTGGCGTTTGAAACGGTGATGCAGTTGAAGCAGCTCCAAGACGCAGAGAACGAACTGAAGCAGATGCTGATCTGGTCGGGCAATGACGACGTGTGGAACGCCCTGATGCTGGAGCGTAACCGCATGGTGGCTGAACGCAAGAAGGCAGAAGCAGAGAAGGCTCAAGCCAAGGCACTGAGGGCAGCAGAGATTAACGACATCCTGACCTTTGGTCTGTGGGCTGCATTGGTGGCTGTAGTGATTGGCTTAACTGCCTGGTTCACCTGGCAACTTGTTGGAGATACATAATGGACTGGCTTAAACAGATTGCACCAACGATCGCCACTGCACTTGGTGGACCATTGGCAGGTATGGCGGTCAGCGCCATCTCCAAGGCCATTGGGGTTGACCCCGAGAAGGTTGGCGACATGATCAGCAGCAACAAGCTGACGGCAGATCAGATTGCAATGGTGAAGATTGCTGAGATTGAACTGCAAAAGCAAGCGCAGGAGCTTGGCCTCAACTTTGAGAAGCTGGAGGTGGAGGACAGGAAATCCGCAAGGGATATGCAGTCAGCCACCAGGTCCATGATGCCGCCAATACTTGCTGGTGCCGTGACACTTGGATTCTTCTCCATCATGGTGATGATGTTCTTCAACCAGATTGATTCCAACAACCCCGCCATCCTGATGATGCTGGGGTCACTCGGTACAGCCTGGACTGGCATCATTGCTTACTACTTTGGCTCCAGCGCCGGGAGCCAAGCCAAGACAGATTTACTTTCAAAGAGGTGATTATGAAACCAGGACTCTACGCAAACATCAACGCCAAGCAAGCACGTATCAAGGCTGGCTCCAAGGAAAAAATGAACAAGGTCGGCAGCAAGGCAGCGCCTAGCGCCAAAGACTTCAAGCAAGCAGCCAAGACAGCCAAGAAGAAATGAAGACTCCAGCTTGGCAGCGTAAGGAAGGACAAAACCCAAAGGGTGGCCTCAACGCTGCTGGACGGGCGAGTCTCAAGGCGGCGGGGCAAAACATCAAGCCACCCGTCAAGTCTGGTGACAATCCTCGACGAGCCAGTTTCCTGGCGAGGATGGGCGGCAACGATGGTCCAGAGTACAAGGACGGGAAACCTACCCGGCTGCTGCTGAGTCTCAATGCCTGGGGTGCCAGCTCCAAGGCTGACGCCAAGGCCAAGGCCAGGGCCATATCAGCGAGGAACAAATGACACCTCACTTCACACTTGCTGAGTTGACCTGCACTGACCACCGCAGCCTGGACAACACGCCAAATGCACAGGAGCTGGCAAACCTTCAGCGGCTGGCTGAGTTCTTGGAGACAATGAAGACAGCACTTGGCGGCAAGCCTGTGATGATCAACTCAGCGTTTCGCAGCAAG